AATGAAGGTGGTTCAAGATCATCCAAAACTTTTGATTTCTTTCATTTGCTTGTCTGGATCTGCTCAAACAATCCCAATGCTAATCTTAGGATATATATATACCGTGATACACTTACCAATTGCCGTGATTTTACGCTCAAAGATTTTCAGGATTGTTTGAAAATTATCGGAATATACGATAGTAACCTGTTAAGGGGTTACGGGCAGAAACCTGAATACAATCTTTTTGGAAACATGGTTTATTTTCGTGGTCTCGAAGATGAAATCGAATACCCTCCCTGTCATATAGTTTTTTTTAATGAAGCGATGGAAATTACTGAAGCATCTTACAAGGCAGCGGCAAAAAGGTGCTCAATGCTTGATGTCGCCGACTGGAATCCGAAATTTACGGATCATTGGATTTTTGCACACGAAGGACAGCCGAATACCTGGTTTACGCACTCAAATTACAAAAACAATAAGTTTATTGATCCTGCCTTGGTTCGCAAGTTTGAATCTTGGTGTCCATGGGAATTGGATGATTTAGAGCTTCCAGAGGCTAAACGACGTCCAAATAAGGTGAATATCAAAAATAGGACCGTTGACCGTACACAATGGCTTATATACGGTGAGGGAATACGTTGCGCAATGGAAGGTATCATCTTCGGAGGTAAGGATATACCTATTACTTATATTAATCATGCACCCGATGATTATACCGAGCGCTATTTTGGTCTTGATTTTGGTAACACAACAGGAACTTGGGCGTTTTCAGACAATCGCAAAACGAGTGAAGGAATAGTATATGATTGCCCGATTTATTCAAGTTTTCAGAATGCACAAGAGTTCTATGATTATTTCAAACCTTATTATTTGGAGCAATCCGAGATATACAAGAAGAAACATGACTTAGAGCAACCTCAATGGGTTGTTATCTGTGACAGTGCGAACCCCCAACATAGAGACGATTTGAATTCTTATGCCTCAAGCGATGATCTTAATGTTGTTTTTCTTCCTTGCAAAAAGTTTGATGGATGCGTGGAGTGGAGAATAGGGCTTATGAAAAAGAATGGCGTTATCCTTGTCAATAGAAGATGGATACGAAAGGAGCAGGAAAATTACTTTTGGGATTCAATCCATGGCATTCAACTTCAGAAAGCCAAAAAAGATGGACATGATCATTTCTTTGATTCAGCAGGTATGAGTATTCAGTATGAGATAGATTTACGTTAATTATTGTTAAACATGTTGAATAACATAATAAAATACTTTCATTTGTATAAAATTCTATTCTTATGAATTGGCTGGATAAGATTGTTAACAGTTATGCGGAACGAAGGAATAAGAGCGTTATCATGGATAACTTAGGCAATGTTACAGGTTTAAGTAAAAACAACTCTATTCCATCCTACATTAGTAATTCATCGATAACAAGATATATAACAGGTTCAGGGGTTACATTTCAAACAGCTTGTTATAATTATTGCCCACATCTTCAATCTATTATTGCTAAAAAAGCAAATGGCATCATAAGAGGAAATATTATCCCTGTCAATCCTGATGACAACAGCGTAATTAAGAATAGCCCTGCCTTCAATAAGGATATGAAACTCCTGTCAAAGCCAAATCAATTCCAATCAGGCAATGAATTTATCAGGATGATGGATGTTTTTTTGAATATATATGGGGTTTGTTATGTATATAAGATTCAATCAATAGGATTCAAAGAACCCACAGGATTCATAATCATTCCAAATCCTTTTATTTCAGTTACTTACAAATCATATGTTAATATCTTTGATAATCAATCCCAAATAGTTGATACATATTTTATCAACCTATATGGTATTACGATAACCCTAAGGGGCGAGGATGTTAACTTAATTCAGCAAATAAGGGATACTACTATCAATACCGCTTATGCCTTTCGTCCGAAATCAAGAATAGACGGACTTGAATATCCGATTAAGAATATTGTCGCTTCTTTGGAATCCAGAAACCAGATTATAGTAAAAAGAGGTGCAGAGATTGCAATAAGCCCCAAAGCGGGTGATGTTGCGGCAATAATGAAAGTGATGACACCAGCCGAAAAAAAAGCACTACAGGATGAATACGCTGAATATGGAACTCTGTCATCTCAGAACCATGCTCTTATTGCCCGTGTTCCAATGGATATTACATCAATTTCAAGACCAATTCAGGCACTCGGATTATTTGACGGCGAGAACGCAGACCATAGAACATTGGCACAGGCTTTCGGCGTTCCTATACCGTTACTTGGAATGCCTGATACCACAAAATTTTCTACTTATTCAGAAGCTAAAAAGGAGTTTTATGATGATACTGAAATACCAGAATCTCAAATCATAGGTGATGGGCTGAATGAATTGTTTGGATCTATAGCAAAAGGATATTCATTTTATTTTGATTATTCGATGCTTTCCTGTATGCAAAAATCAGAGAAGGATAAGGCTGATGCACTCGGTACAATGGTAAAGGCTCTTTCGGAAGCTGTAACCGCTGGATTGATAGATATTAATGAAGCTAAGAACCAGATTAAAGACTACCTAAATGGATAGGGAATATATTGAGATTTTGAAAAGGCAAAAGGCAGAAGCCATTAAAAGCCATAAATTAATTACTAAGCAAGATGAAAGAGTTTGCGACAAAGGAAGAGTTATTCCGGTACGTAAAGGATAATCGGGATATTCTCATTGCAGAGAAGAAGTCAGCTATGAAGATGGGTGATATTGTCATTTTCGGCTCTGAAATAGAAAAACGCCTCGATGCATCAAAAGAAGAGAACGGAATATCTGAAACGCCTAATCTAAAGGTTAAAGCGGTAATTAATACAACCAATCTCTTTGATTCTCATTATGATGTTCACATTCCTGGACTTTGGAACAAAACACTTAAAGATCGCCGAAAGACTTATCATCTTCAGGAACACAAGATGAAATTTGACCATATTATTACTGATAAAGTTATCGCATCTGCCAAGATGATGAATTGGTCTGATCTCGGATTTAATTTTGCAGGTCAAACACAGGCTTTAATTTTTGATTCAGAGATTGAAAAATCACGAAATGAATATATGTACGACCAATACCTGAAAGGATATGTAGATAATCATTCTGTCGGGATGCAATATGTCACCTTATTTATGTGTATTAACTCTGAGGATCGTTATTATAGAGAAGAAAAAGAAAACTGGGATAAATATTATTCCGTTGTTGCAAATAAAAAGGAACTTGATGAAGTTGGTTTCTTTTGGGCTGTTACCGAAGCTAAACTTATTGAAGGCTCAGCAGTACCAATTGGTTCCAATTATGCAACTCCTACATTAAGCGTAAAAGAGCCGTCAAATGACACTCACAAGGATAGCCGCGAAAGCACTATTGATTTGGAAGAATTTAAAAACGAATTTTCTAATAAACTAAAACAATTATGGACGAAGAATTAAAAAAAGCCATGAATGAAGCTTTGGAAAGCTTTAAAAAAAGCCTTCCAGCATTCATTGACGATGCTTCCATGAAAACTGCTTTTGCAGATTTCAAGAAAGAAATGGAAACTGCTTACGGTGATGCAATCACAAAAGGGTTAAGCTCACTCGAAGAGAAGATTAAGACACAGGGTGAAGTCCTTGCTTCAATGAAAAATGTCACTCCTCAAAAAGCAAAGTCATTCCGTGACCTGCTTATTGAGAATAAGGCTGAATTTGACGCAATGATTAAGGCTAATGGTGCTGGATTGGTTCGCATCAGTACAAGCCTTAAAACTGTATCTACTGCCAATGCAACCGCTGACACTGATTCTTATCAGGATAAGGGAGTAGGACAGATTCAGCGTGGAATGCCTTATATGAGGGATTTGTTTCCAAAGGTTATGTTAGGTAATAACACTCATGATTCCGTTTCATGGTGGGAACAACTTTCTATCACTAATAATGCTGGGAATGTTGCTGAAATACGAACCCCTCCAACGGCTTCTACTATGGAATGGGTAAAAAAGACTATTGATTGTCGTAGGATTATGGATTCATGTAAGATATCTCTTGATTCATTGAAAGATATTGATTTTGTTCAGGGAGAGATTCAGGGGCTTATCAATAAGAATATGAAACTGAAAGAGAATACACAACTTCTTTCAGGTCTTGGAACAGGTAATGAAATTGCAGGTATCTCAACTTATGCACAGGCATTTGTTACAGACGACATCTTCATCGTGGACGCTAATCTGATCGACTTGCTCGCAAAGATTAAAACCCAGATTGCAAATGATATGCTTGGTGGAGCAATGCCAAATTACTGGCTTGCAAATAATGTGGATGTTGACAATATCCGTCTAAAGAAAGATAAAAACAACAATTACCTATATCCTGCTTGGGCTATAGGTGGGAATGTTGGTACAGGCGGGATGACACTGGTTGAAAATCCTTTGATTACAGCCGATACCCTTCTGGTTGGTGACTTTAATATGGCTACTCTTTATATCTGGGATGATCTTATAGTGGAGATTGCCCAAATTGAAGATGATAAATTAAAAGGTCTAACGACCATCATCGCCTATCAACGTGAGAATTTACGTGTTAAGGATGTTGATGTTAAGTCCTTCGTGAAAGTTGCTTCAATAGCAACTGATTTGGGCTTGATCAATGGATCTGTTTAACCTAAAAACATGAATAATATGAAAAAGTTAATCATCCTTTTGTTGGCGGTCGTTGCATTAAATGCCACCGCCCGTGTGACAATCAAATCATTTACCACCCCTGCCAATATCAGTGCTTGGGGAACGGCCGCCGATACGTTGATAGCCTCCAAAGCTGATACGTTAATTCTCAAAGTGACATCCGATTATGTGGGCAAGATGAATCTACTGTTGTATCGGCTGGAGGTTTCAGGTGCTGCAAAAGATACTGTCATCCTATCAGGCTCTATCAATCAAGCCTCATGGGTGGTATTGGATACGGTCATCAATAATACGAGTGCCAGCATTTATCAATATTTCGATGCTCAAGACTTGATATACAATTATTATCGGTTAATAGCAAAGACAACCTCTGACACTCAGAAGACTAAGTATTATCTTTACGGAATAACCCGCTTCTGATGACAAACTTGATTGATAAGACATATTTTGTAGGCATGCTGAGCATTCCACATCTTTCGACAACGGAGGGCGTGGATAGCTCACTTGATAACTCTACCGAGTTAGCGAGACAGATAGCGATACAAGAACCTAAATTCTTGAAGGAGATATTAGGAGACCTGTATAGTGAATATATCGCACACAAGACGGATGCC